GTTGTAAGAGTAGGAGCAGCTAAGTTCTTTATCTTCTTAGTCCGTGCATCCCAGTCCGTGCCTCCTGCTTCTATCTGTAACGAAGCGTCATTTAACTCAGCTATCTCCTCGTTTAAGTAACGATTGTGTAGGTAAGCACGGTCTAGTTCGGATTCCGTTAACACAGAACCATTTACAAAATCTACAAGGTTAGTATTAGGCTGACTCTTACGACGAACTCTTACAACAGCTCCTGCTGTAGCTCCTACGTTTAATACTACTTTCTTAGCAGGTGAAGTAACAATAGTGAACTCAGTCGTAGCTGATCCGTTTATCTCGACTATTACGTGTTCATCTTCCAGATAGTCAAAGTTAAAAGCAAAGTTTGTTTGCGAAGCTGTCGCTGTGTAGTCTACGTAAGTGGTGGCCATGATGTTATATTATTGTCTATTGGGCGAAGAGTTCAAGCACTATTGCTCAGGTATTAGTATTTCTAGTGGTGATAGTGGTCGTCCTCCGGGTTCAAGTTTTAGTCCTCTTGTTCTTAATAAGTAGTAAAGAGACTCGTCGTCTTCATTAACAAAAGTGTTCGTAAACTGATCGTCTTTAAGTATGTCTTTCTTTGTCTCGTTGTAGAATTTATTCATGACAGTGTTAAGTTCAATTAAACCTTCGTTAACAAAGCGTCCTGACTCTGGGTCTATTTGAAAACCCTTACTGTACTTCCTTACCCAGTCGCTGTTTTTTATCAAAGAACCAACAGCTTGTTTAATGGTGTAGCTATAACCCCCCAGCTGACCTACCTGTAATACTTTTCTCTTTAACTTCTGATCGAACGCATATGACAAAGTCATTCCGTCGTCGTTTACCCACTCTGTCATTTTAACGCCTGTAGCTAACATAGATGGTTTGCTGGATAGATTTCCGTGAGTATCTGTAGCTACTACTTTATCAAACTCAGTGCGTATCAACTCATCTCTAGGTGCTTGCCTTATTATGTTTTGGGTTATCCAGTTTGCTGTGTTTTGTTTATCCTCACCTAATCGGTCTGTCTTTAGATTAGTAACACCAGACCCAACAACACTGTAAGCAACTCGTTCCCAGTAAGAACCTCCTCGTAAATCGGGGATACCTTCTTGGTTTATAGTATTATTTATTTTACGAAGTTGAGCAGGTATAGGAACGTATGATGCAAGTAAACGAGATATAGCGTTCTTAGTAACATCTCCCTCAAAAGCTGCAATGTCTTGAGCAGTCTCGATACCTTGTGCCAAGGGCATAGCTTCTGCTAGTTTCTTAAAAGAAGAACCGATTACATAGCTTAATGTTTGTTCTTTTGTAAGTATAGTTTTTCCAGTAGCTCGCTCCTCTGCTTTAATTCTGAACCAAGAAGCAACATCAGCAGACAAAGCTAAAGGAAACGCCCAAGGCATAGCAGCCGAGTAATCACTTCCAAACATTTTAAAAGATTCTAACTTATTGTTTTTCCTTTGCTCAGGCGTAAGCCATTCAAGAGAGCCTGTGCCCCCATAGTAAAGAGCAGTAGCACCTCCGACCATCATTAAAGATGAAGCCACCATAGCGTCTGTTATTAATTCTTCGTTGTACTTTAACCTTCTCTCTGCCGCTAAATTCCTTCTTTCAGTTAAACCTGCTATACGATCTCTAGCTCCTTTTATCTTTTCAGGGTCGTCTAGCCTACGTAACAGATCATATTCTCCTTGTATTAATAGCTCAAACTCTCTTACCTTTTTACTAAAAGGATTAATCTGACCACGTAAACCGGGGACTTTAGATAGACTTCCTTGAGCAACAAGTTGTGCGGGCTTCAACGTATACTTGCCACCTCGATATATAGACCTAATAGGAACACCAAGGTAAGGTGCGAATGCGTCAATCGTTGCACCCAACCACCCACCATCGTTTACTTGATCCTTAGCTCTTTTAATAAAATTTTCAACAGGGTCTACTGGCATATCTTCTAAGTCCCCATCAGCAGCAAACAATAACTCTTCATCTATTTGACTCATTTCAAAATCAAAATCTGTGGTATCGTTAAGCACATCAAGCCCGTCACTATCTCGCCATTGAGCGTTATAAATTTCTAAGGCTCGTTGCTGTGCTTTTTTCGGGTCGTTAGGAAATTCTAATATAGCTTTCTTTTGAGCAAGCGAGTGCTGTCTACCTCTTTTAAGCATTCTTTTAAATACAGAATCTACGGACTGAATACCTCGCACTCCGAAAGACACAACCTTAAACAAATCACCATACTTAAAGAAGCGTGTAAAAGCGTTAGATACATTTTCTACTGCCTCAGCCCTCCTCTTTGCAGATGTATAAGCCCTAGACACAAGAGCGTGAGTACCTCTAGGAGCAGCTGATATACTCATTTCGTCAGATAGTCTTCCCGCTCTCCTATCAATAGCTGAAGCATTTTCTGCAAAGGTACGCCTTGCTTCTACCCATAAATCTTTCGTTAAATGTATAGTTCTTAAAGCTCCTGCTGCATCTGCTAAAGCTAAACGTGTACGCACAGGCAACGCTACATTATCTTTGTTGTAAATAAAATTACCAACAGGTCTAAAGAATTGTTTAGCTATACCACCTAAACCTGTAGGAATACCAGCCATCACAGAAGGTAATTGATCGATAAGAAGTTGCTGCCTCAAAAATTGAACCCAACGCCAACCTCTCGTAAGCATACTAGATACATCTGTTTCAAGTTGTTTATGAAACGAATCTTCTATCTCCTTAAACAACTTTTCGTTCAGTTGAGCATCTTCAATTTCTTTACGTGCCCTATCAAGATCAGCTATCTTCTGACGCATCCTTGTCTTAGCACCTGCTATCTTCTTTTTAAGTATATGAGATTTTAACAGTTTAGTAGGGCCTTTAGGTTTAGGTGTTATTTCAGCTCTTACTTCACCCATTATACCGCGACCTTCAACATCAGCGACTCTAGCTAACTCAGCTTCTAAATCAGCAACAAGCTTTACCTCTTTCTCTGCTTCTTTGTAAAACTTTACTTTTTCCTCTAACTCTTTAAGCCTTGGATCTTTCTTTCTTTTCTTAGGTTTTAAACCAGCAGCTTCTTCTTCTTTATCTATAGCAGCAAAACGATTACGTAACTGCTTCAACTCTTTTTCAAGTTTTGTTCGTTTGTTTTCGTAAGCCTTTCTTAGTTTTTCTGCTTTAAACTCTTCATCCATCTCGCGTCTAGCTTTATCTATATCTGCTAGTCGTTGCTTGATGTTAGCTTTGACTTTAGAAATCTTCGATCTAAGTTCAGTAGCCTTCGTTGCTGGTTTAGTAGGCCCTTTAGGTTTAGGAGTTACAGCAGCTCGTTGTTCGCCTATTGGTGCTACATCTAACTCGGATACTTTAGCAAGTTCTGCCTCTAAACGTTTTACTTCTATGAAATCTTTTTCAGACGCATCGTAGAACTTAATCCGTTGCTTTAAGTCAGCAATCTCAGGGTCTTCTTGTAATTGTTTCTTTTGCTCCTTAGTTAATTTAGCTGGATCACCGAAACGTCCTTGCAATTCTTTTAAACGCTCTTGCAGTTTCTTCTTACGTTTCTGTAAAGCTTTTTCAGCTTTCTCAGCAGCAATTAAACGTTCTGTTGGTTTTCTCTTTTTTCTTTTCTTAGTAGGTTTCCGTGCTTTTAATACAGCCTTAACATCTACTTCTTCTTCTGGTACGGTAATGTCTACCTCTTCCTCTAAATCAAAATCCTCAAGGAACTCCTGTATATCTTCGTCTTCCTCAACCTTAGACTCTTTAAATACTTCCTGTATCTCGTCGTCTTCTTTTACTTCAGTAGGTGTAGGTTTACGACGCTTCTTCAGTTCTTCAGGTATAGCTAAATACTCATCAAACATAGATTGTATCTCAGCTTCATCCCCATCAATAAGTCCACGAGTCTTAGCTTCTAGTGTAGCTTCTAACCTACTAAGTGCTTCGTCTTGTAACTGTGCTCTCTCACTGTATCTACCTTCCCACTCGTATATCTGTGCATCCTTCTTCTGTGATTGTAGTAGTCTTGCTCCTGCAGTGTTAAACCAATCAATAACATTCTTATTAAGGCGACGAGTAAACTTTATCTCCTTTAATAACTCTTGAGCTACATTTTTATCAATGTCTTTAGGTTTCTTAGCTAATATTCTAACAAGACCTTCAACCTTTACTGCCGTCTCGTCTGCTAATTTCTTTCCATCTCTGTGTACTTTAGGCCCTTCAGTTGTTAAAGTTCCTCCTTCAGGCGTAGCTCCTATGTTTTGAATGCGGGACTCTAACTCATCTAGCTTATCTTCACGAACATTATCTACAAACCTGTCTCTTTTTTGAGGAGCATCTGTTGTTGTGATAGGTTCAGGTTCGTCTACATTAAGAGGTT